TTGTTCTTCTTTGCCCGTGGCGTAACCCTTCTTGCGCCCCTCTTGATGCCAGTCAGACTGGATCTCTTCGACGTGCAGGATCTTCTCACCGTTAGGGCCAACTCGGTCTTGAACACGCATGTGAGCCAAGACGTTAGGATCTTCTTTCCAATGTTTAGATTGATAGCTAGGAGCCGCGCCTTGCTTCTTGGCTTGCAAGGCTAAAAGCTCTTTCTTCTTGTAATCTGGCAACTCACTGCGACGCATGTCAGCTTCGAGCGTCATCAATCGATTGGACTCGGCTTCTGAGAAACCTTCAGGCAATTTGAGCAGGATCTCGCGGTAGTTCTTGCCGCCAGCGGTCTTGTAATCGCCGTACTTCTCAAGATCTTCATCAATCTCGTCATTCCATTTTTGCATTACGCGACTTGGAACTTCATCCCATGAGTCGTAACCAGAAGTCTCAATCTTGTCACGTAGCGCATTGTCACGCTCGTTTTCACTGATCTCAGCAAGCTGGCGCTCTTTGAGCTGAGGCGGTGGGTTGTCTTTGAGGACTTGCTGAGCCTCTTCCTTGGTCATCTTGCCCTTGGCTTTGAATGCCTGCTCAAGCTTGCGGTCAGCCAGCTCAGCCTTCTTCACGCCTGCTTGCTTGGTCAGCTCGGTGTAGAACTCAGCGCCTGTACCCTTGGGACGTTTGATGGCGGCAAGCGCCTCATCCACAGCAGAGTAGAAGGGGGCTGTCTTCTTGACGACGGACAAGCCGGGCTGTAATGCTCCACGAACTAAGCTCATAGTGGTCTCTCCTCCAAGATCAGGTCGTCGCCACGAATAGCTCCACCAGCGGCTTTGTGCATACCAGTGTCAGCAACTTGACGTGCCGCATCATCCACTGACAAGCCCTTGTTGACAAGGTCTACGATCTTGTTCAGGTTGTTCATGCTGTCCTTGATACCGTACTTCTTAGCGGCGTTCACGAACTCGTCGCCGTTGATGTAAGCGGCTGGCTTCTTGAGGTATCCGCCTTCGGCTTTCTTGACAGCTCCACCCTTCTTCTTGCCAGTGTACTTCTTGATCATCTCTTGGTACTGCTTGATCTCGTCAATCAGTTGTTGGTCAATGACTTGGCGAGGGCCGACGTACTTAAACGAGCCAAACTCCTGTGGGGCTTGCTTGGGGTTCTCGCGTACGGACTTGACGGTGTCAGGGAAGGACAGCTCGTAAGGGACTGGATACTTGGATGTGCCCAAGAACTCGCCGGGTATGTCGTGCGAGTACGTAGGGTGCTCAGACAACCCAAGCTTGGTCACCTCTGGACGAAGGCGACCTATGGACTTGCCTGTCACACCAATCTCCAAGTCACGCAGGTCAGGCTCAGTCACAGCGTGGCGTACATCGATGCCGCTTGGCAGGCTGTACTTCTCAGTCACCGTTGGCATCTGCATCAAGGCGTTGAAGTACTTGCGCAGTTCTGGATCGATAGAGAAGTGCAGGTAGGCTTCGGATGGATTATCAATGCCGGGGAATGCTGGGAACACCCGCTGGCGCATAAAGTCCTCGCCCTTCTTCTTGTAGGGATAGCCTTCACGCACCAACTTGTTAAACGCCTCAATCTGTCCCCTGCTCATCTTGGCTGGGTTGATGGCGGCAAGGTTTGCGTCAGCGTAATGCTGAGCGTAGTTGATGGAGTCAGGCCCCATCATCACGTAGTTACCAAGCACAGGTAAGTCGTACTGCTCAGACGCCTCACGAGCGACGTTTTGCACACGATTAGCCGCACTCAAGCCAGAAGCCCAGAATGCGTCATCACGACCTAATCCATAGAAAGGGCCACCATGTTGAGGCGACGGGCTGTCCAAGGGAATGCCGTCAACAGAATAAAGCGTCTGATCAGAGATTGTCGGGTCGCCAGCGATGCCAACCATCACCTGATCCTTAAGCTCCTCGATGTCAACCTCCCTCGGCAACGGGCGTTCAGCACCTGTTGGACGGATGTCGTGCACCATCTCCTTCTCTTTGGCAAACTGTTTCTGAGTTTTGCCAGCTACAGACTGTGTGCCCTTCTCACCACGGACAAACTCGCCTAGCAGTTGAGGAGCCATGCGTCTGGCAATGACATCGATCTCAGCCTTGCTCTTTGGTGCGGCTCTCAATAGCTTGGTCAAACCACCCTTAGCCATCTTCTGGTTGTTCAGCTCCAGCATCATGGCGTCTGGGTTGTTGGAGATGGAGACCTTGCCTCCACGCTTCATGCCTTCGGGTGGCGGGGCTTTGGGCAAACCAGTGTCCCAGCTATTACCTGTCTCTAACTCATACAAATTGCGCACCAAGTTTTCTTTCTCAGCATTTGTCAGATACTTGGGAACCTTGTAACCAGCTTGCTCTAACGTTTTAATTTCTTTGGGATCAAATAGTCCTTTAGGGCCAGTTGACTGCCATTCAAGCCCAGTGTTCTGCAAGTCGCGAACATCAGACCAATTACCGCCCTGTACAAAGTCCTGCACGAATGGTAAGTAGTCTTCTTTGGGCTTGGCGTTGCTTTTGCCTTTGATCTGCGTGATCGCCTCTTTACGCTCTTCAGGGTAAATCTTTTCAGCCTGCCGCAAAGCGTCCTCTGCCGACTTCCCTTCTTTTTGTAGCTGATCAGCCAGAAAACCAATCTTATACTGGCGCTGTTCAGGAGTCATACCAGTTGCGGCAACCTCCACCGTGACGTGTGGCTCACCCTTGGAGTCGATCAGTGAGTAGACCTTAGCTCTTCCGCTCTTGATGGCATCCCAGCCACCATGACCGTAGCCACCGTAGCCACTGTCCCCCGAAGCTTTAGTCCAGTCAGGACTTCCCTCTGGTGGTTCATAGCCACGGACTGAGTGACCCATGGCGTCTGACTCCGCGGCAAAGTCGCCGGGGCGGTTCAGCTCCACCCACTTCAGCCCTTCTGGGTATTCTTTGTACACAGGTAACTCAGCACGAGACGTTTGGCGAGCCGCCTCCATCTTCTTTGCAAGCTCTTGGTCATACTCAAAGGTGCGACGCACAGCCTGCTCCATGCTGACCTTGTTCAGTTGCTCAGGGCGAATGCGACCAGCTATTACATCTTCACGCAGAACGTCAACAATGTGGTCAAAGCCTAAGTCGTATACTCCACCTGAGTACAGCCTTGTCTCTGGGTCAAGCTTGGCAACAAATGGGTTGAGTTCACCAGCTCTCTTCTCAAAGCCCTGCTCTCTTGCCATTAAGTTATATAAATTTTCTTTGAGCTCTTTATACTTTGTGTCGCCTAAAATCTCTGCCTTTTGAATTTCTGGCATTCGCATAAGTATTTCAGCTTCTTTAGGGCTAAAATCTTTATTGCCTACATGCTCACCCATACGAGCAAGGAAGTTTTTATCAAGCTCTTTTGTGTAAGCGTCTATCTCGGTTCTGGCTTGCAATACCCTTTCGGAAATATCTGCCGCCTCTTGTATCTTGCCAGCCTTGGTGACCCTGATTGCATCATCGGCTAGGTTCTCCCACTGTTTGGCAAGTGGTGACTGTGCCATGCCCTCGGCAGGAAATCCTTCTGCCTTGCGTGTAGCCTGAAGATAGTCCATGCGATCTAGGTCTTCACGTAGCGGGGTGTGGATGATGCCCTCTTCAGCCAGCTTACGAACTGGGTCATCAGGCGTCCCCATCTCTTTTTTAACGTAGTTGGTCAGGTTTCTATCGATCCAGTCATTGACTGCTCGGTATCCCTTAACTCGTTGCAGGTCTCCCATGGCGGCGTTCAGGTAGCCCTGATCACCCATCTTGGTAGCCTCTTCAACTTCGGCTTGTAATTCAGCTATTCTTTTTTCTGAGCCAGCTAACGTCTTTAATCTACCCAAGTCATTCTCTGGTACTCCCAACCTCTCACCACCCCCCAGCCAATTGCCACCGTAGGGCTTGATCACGTTGGACTGCGTATTGGCACCCATCGCCATGACCATCTCACGAGGTAGACCGCCGCTTTCTAAGGCGCCCTTAACGACGGGCTCCATACGGCGCTCAAGAGCCATACCAGCGTTCACTGCACCCTTACCTGCCGCCCTAGCGGCTTGGGACGTAGCAGGGCCTGTCAAATACTGCAAAGCCATCGCCTCGGGTAGCACTGGTGGAATCTTGTACTGTGTCTCGAGCTTCTCAAGGAAGTCGCCAATGTCACCAGCGTACTCATACGCCGTAGGTTGTGTAGGCTGATACATGCGCTCTTGCATGAACTTGTCAGCCGCCTCGTCGCCTTTGGCTATGCGGGTAGGGATTGAGTTGATGGCTTGAGTCAGGGCTGAACCCATAAGCCTGCCAGTCTGCAATGTGCCAGCCAGCTTCTCAAGTGGGGATCTGTCAGCCTCTCGCTGGCGCCTCAGTTGGGCGTCGCGTTCAGCCATGCGCCTGCTTAGCTCGAGGTTCTCTTTGGATGGAACGCTCAGGTCAACGTCGCCGTACTGTGGCAAGTCCATCGCTCTCTCGTCATCAACGAAGGGCATCGGCTGAGCAGGCTTGAAGTTCTTAGCCTTGATGTTCCCAACTCGTGGGTAGAACGCTGGTTTGTTTTCGTCAGCCATGGCTTATCCCGCTGAGTTGCTGTTAGCCCAATGATACCTTGGGTGTTGGCGTTCGTCCATCATGCTGAGTACGGGTTCTCGATCTTACGGCGTCCACTGTCGATGTAGTCGTCCATGTCGTAGTCTTCCCTTGGGGCTCCGTCGATGTCCAGCCAACCAGCGTCACGCAGGAACCGCAAGCCTTGGGTGCAGGCGTCCACGAAGTCGTCATGGGTTGAGTCAGGGAAGCTACAGATCTGGGACACGAAGCCCTCAGCCCAGTCCTTGACGTAGCCCTTCCTTACACTGCTCTCAGGGATCCATACACGCCCTGCGGCAATGATGTTGGAGACAATGTTCAGGCGTTGGATCTTGTCAGCGCGACCGGGGTTGTACGCCCGAACAGGCAGATGCCCACGCTGTAAGTCTTGTATAAGAGCTATGCCTGCGGACTTGTCTTCCACAAGGATTAGGTCTACGCGCTTCTTGTCTTTGCCCTCACCGTAGACCACGTCGTACTCCTCAATCACCTTGGGGCGCAGGTCTGGGTATTGCAGGCGGTCTTGCCAGCAGTCGATCACCATCGCGGACATGGGGCCATCCAGTGGCTTGAACACACCAAACGTGATAGCCGCTGTCGGATCGTTGACAGTCTTCTCTGAGCTGGCGCAGTCGTAGCTTTGCAGGATGTACTCGAACTTGGGGAACGCCTTGTTAGGCGCCCACAGCTTGAACATCTCGCGCTTGACGATCCCTGACTCCTCCGCGTCTATCAGCTCTGCGTGGATCTCCTGACGCCCGATCTTGGTTCCTTCATAGGACAGGATCTGCTTTTGGAAGCTAGGAGCAAGGTTAGCTAGGTTGACGTAGGTAGATGCCGTCGTCATGGCTACGTCGTCTCCTTCACGCCCTACAAGCTCCACAATCAGGTCTTTTGGGCGTGGGGTGGTCGTGGCAATGATCTGCGTCCTGCCGTCTTCCTTCTTCAAGCGGACAGCGAACTGAATGTTGTACCAAGCTTCGTCAAGGTAGTCCCAAGCGGCAAGCTCATCGAGCCATGCGCCATGGTACTGACCACCACGGAAGCGATCAGGTTCGCTGGCGCTGATACCTTTGATCAGGCTACCGTTGATCAGGACAATCTCGTGCAGGGCTTTGTTGTAGTCTTTGATCAGGATGTCTGGGATCACCGCCATAAGACCTGACTCACCCTCGAAGCACGTACCCCTGACGTCCATCGATGTGGGGGCGGAGACCAGCCAGCGGGTGTTGGGGTTCTCCCATGCCCACCACCAAAGTTGCTCCGCGGCTGTACGGGTTTTTCCCGCGCCACGGCCTGCCAGCATCAACCAGATACTCCACCATGTACCTTGGGGTAGCTTCTGGTGATTGAACGCGCCTGAGAGCCATTTAGCGCGTCTGGCGTATGCCATCGCGTGGTAGGGCCCTAAGCTCTTCCTGATGTTCGGATCAGCAAGGATGTCCAGAACGTCTTGGTCAACGACCTCGCTCATTCAGCGATCCTGATCAGCTCAAGGCGTTTGATCGCCACGTCCATCACGTTCTTGATCTCGCCATCGACAACCATAGCGTCAACCTTCTCCTCTGGAGGTCTGTACTCAGCGTACTTCTTAGGCGCCATGCGAGCGGCTGTCCACTTGCGGGTGTCGACCCGAAGCTTCATCCACTGGACGTAAGAGGAGTCGAACTTGACCTCGACCAGCTCACCGTTCTTGTCAGTCACGTAGCTCAGCTCTGGTGGCTGGTCAACAATGTCGATCAATTCATCGAACTGAGTCTCAGCCTGCAATTCACGCGCACGTGCGTATTTGTCGCAGAAGCTTGCGTCAGTAGCTAACCAACGGAACACAGTAGCCTTATCTGGCATACCCTTATCCTTACAGATCTTGTTCAGACTCTCCCCTTCAGCCAAGCGTATGCAGATGAGGTTAGCCATCTGTTCTGTGTATGAGGAAGGTCTACCTGTCTTGGTTATCTCTTTTGTTTGCGGCTTACCTGTCACATCGGCGACTGTGTCGCTGGAAAGATCTTTTGGTTTCTTTGCCATCACTGAGCTCCTTTAACGCAAAGTTTAACGGATCTTTGTGTTTGTATGCAATCAGTCCTTCAATCCCCTCATGATCCTTCTATCCATGTCCTTGATGGTGAGCTTGAATTCTTTGTTTTGTTTTTCAAGGTTTGCGGCTTTTACTGTGGCGTGTTTGAGCTTTGACTCGAGCTCCTGCACCTTGACCTGTAGCTCTGTGATAGCTTTGTTTGCCAGCTCAGGGTTTTGTTCTATCCATTCTGGCGCCCAGATCTCCTCAGTCATTTCTTGAGTCCTCGTACGTAAGCGGCAAAGCTTGCCGTGGTATCCCCACCATTGCGCATCTTATCGAACTCAAGCGCCACCTCTTCGAGCGTGTCGTTCCTGATCTTGTTTGTGATAGGATCGAGCTGGCGTTGGATCATCTGTCTTTTGCGCCAGCCCAGCGCCCTCTCCCAGATGTTTAGCTCTGCTTCGCTCATGTGTTCTTCTCCTTGAGTTTGGCTTCGACTCTGCGAAAGTCAGTCATGTAGACGCTATCAATTTCGTCTCCAAGGGCTTCTGCAATCTCCTCATCCGTCAGCCCTACCCATGTGCGCTGTGGTGGGGTATATGCAAAAAACTCAGCATAAAGAAGTTCGTCACGCCTACGAATAACAATAGAAACTCCATTTTCAGTTGTATCAGAACCTACAGAAATATCGTTTGCAGACATTGATGCGGCTCGAATATGCGCTTTTACTTGTTCGTATGTAAACGATTGTGGTGGATGCGTATAAAGCAAACAGTTTTGAGGCCAATTATCAACCAACCATGTAATGCGCCCCTCTTCATTCTTTGCCACAGGCTCATCCTTCGCTTCTTGCTGTGGTGGGGTGGCGACAAGTTCCCAGTCACGATTTCGCCATTCCCACTCGGCCCCGCAGATGCAGTGAAGTTCTGAAAAGATTGGCGAACCAGAAGTATTTTGTTGGTTCGCCAATTGCTCCCTTTTAAGTTCGCCATAGTTCCATACCGCTTCCCCAAGTTGCGCCTCGGTTTTGGTCAGCCGTTGCTCAAATTCGTCACGCTGTTTTTCCAACTCATAAAGTCCGTACAAACTGGCTTTCAT